GTTTCCCAGTCACGATCCCTAGGGGGATCGAATGACTAAGCAAGATGTAACAGAAAGCAAAGCAATGGCGCAAGTAGCGACCGCAGAAACGCAGATGATGCCAGCCGACCCGATGGTGAGCATGATTGAGCGTGTAGCATTGGACCCCAGCGCAGACTTGGACAAGTTGGAGCGGATGCTTGCCATGAAAGAGCGCATGGAGGCGCAGGCTTCACGACAGGCTTTCAACGAGGCGTTGGCGGAAGCACAGGCCGAAATGCCGACGGTCGCAGCCAAGCATAAAAACGATCAGACCAAAAGTAAGTACGCAAAGCTTTCTGATATCTACGAAGAGTGCAAGCCCATAGCTGCAAAGCACGGGTTCAGCTTCAACGCGGTTCCTGTATCGGGCGGCGCGGATGGGTTCATGGATATGAAATGGACGCTGCGCCGTGGCGCTAGTGTCGAAAGCGATGTTTCTCCGGTTCCTCTTGACGACAAGGGGATGAAAGGCACGTCCAACAAGACACAGACACACGCATACGGCAGCACAACCTCATATGGTCGCCGCTATCTGTTCTGCGCTGTTTTTGACATTGCCATTGGTGAGGACAACGACGGCAACAAGAGCATGAAGCCGGTCGATACGTTGTCAGAAGAACAGTACCGCGAATTGCGTGACCTTCTGGACGAAAGTGGAATGCCAGAGGTGAAGTTTAACCTCGCATTTGGACACAAAGACCCCGAAAACGCTGACTTGCACCTTTTCCCCGCAAACCTGTTTGACGAGGCCAAAAATCGCCTTGTCGCGTTTAAGGCCCGCAAGGGGGAAACTGCAAATGCTTGATCAGGCGGCGACCCAAGGCACCGATGAATGGCTGGCAGAGCGGGCGGGTAAAGTCACCGCGTCCGCTCTGTCTAACGTGATGATGGCGAAAACGACTGCCGGTTATCAGAATTACATGGCGCAGATCATTTGCGAACGCTTGACCGGCCAGCCGGTTGAGACGTTCAAGAGCGCGGCGATGGAGCACGGCAACGAGACTGAACCGCAGGCGCGGGCGTTCTATGAGCTGGAAACCGGCAACGATGTTGTTGAATGCGGCTTCATCGCTGACCCGATGCTCGCAAACACCGGCGCATCACCTGACGGGCTTGTCGGGGAATTGGGGCTGGTGGAAATCAAATGCCCGCAACCTGCAAAGCACATCAAGAACCTGATGGGCGGCAATATCGACAAGGGCTACATGCTGCAAATGCAGTGGCAGATGCAGGTAACGGGCCGCGAATGGTGCGACTTCGTTTCGTTCAACCCTTCATTTCCCCCGCATCTTCAACTGCACATCACCCGTGTTGAGCGCGATGCCGAAATGCAGGGCGAAATCCGCACGGCAGTCACCAGCTTTCTTGCCGCTGTTGACGACAAGTTGCGTGTTTTGGAGGCGCGGGCCGCATGACCAGCACAGGCCGCGCCCACTGTATGCGCCGTCTGAGCGCCGCAACGACCCTAGACGACCTTTTGGCTGTCTGGGGTCGGTTCGGTGTTGACGCGCAGGCTGACGACGCTGTGAGGGCGCACAAGCTGCGCTGTGAGCGGGGGTTCATGTAATGGCTGATATCTGCCTCACACGTTCACCGGCAGGGCTTGTCCCGTCTGATGCAAGCGCAGCCGAGTGGTTGCAGCGTATCGGCGTGGGCAAGCCCGTGAACGCTGTTGTGAGACAGCCGCGCAATGGGAAGTTTCACCGCAAGTTTTTCGCAATGCTGGATGTTGCTTATTCCAGTCACGAATGGCCGGAGGTCGAAACTAAGTGGGGTAGGGTCCACACGTCAGCGCAACTGTTCCGCAAGTACGTGATCGTCAAGGCCGGACACTATGAGGCGGACCTGACGCCGCACGGCGAAGTGAGGGCGGAGCCTAAGAGCATATCTTGGGCGCAGATGGATGAAGCCGAGTTTTCGCAACTCTACAGCGATGTTCTGGACGTGATCCTTGCCGAGTTTCTAAGCAACTGGACCACTGGCGATATGGAGCATGCGGTCAATCAGATGTTGGGGTTCGCATGATGGAAGTTTGGCGACCAGTCCCGCAAATGGCGGGTTACGAGGCAAGCAGCAAAGGACGTATCCTCAGCCTGAGTAGGGAGGTACGGTGTGGCCGTGGGGTAAGGACGATACCTACGACCATTCTCGCACCGTTCGCCGTCAGGACTACAGGTTACTTGCAGGTCAAAATATTTGGCAAGAAAGTATCTGCCCACAGGATAATTGCGTTGACTTGGTGCGACGGTTTTTTTGATGGCGCGTGGGTGGATCACCTTAACGGCATTCGGGATGACAACAGGCCTGAAAACCTCGAATGGGTCACGGCGTCCGAAAACTCAAAGCGCAGTTATATTAATGGTCGAGTGACACCCACTAAAGGTGCGTTTTCGGCTAAGCATCCAACATCGAAGGCCGTCATATCAACAGACCTTCGCACGGGCGCTGTAGTCCGCTGGGATTGCGCAATGGACGCTGTTCGCATGGGCTTCGATAGCAGCGGCATTTCGCGGTGCTGCAACGGGCTTTCAAAAAGCCACAAAGGGTTCGCTTGGGGCTTCGCAGACCGCCACGGCGTCCGTTGGTCCGAGCCCAACCCCTATGAGGTGACAGCATGAAACGCACGGCCTTCAAATACACCCCCAAGCCGATGAAGCGGCGCTCCGGCAAGGTAAAGCAGCCCAAGAGCGCAACAGGCCCGATGCTGGACCCCGTTCACAAGGCTGGCGTTAAGTCTCTGCCTTGCTGTTGCTGCGGTGCGGCTGGCCCGTCCGACATTCACCACTGCAAGGACCGCCCGCCCGCTGATGTGGACGTGTACGTTTATTTCCCTGGCTATGGCGAAACGTCTGCGGATCGGGACGGCATTCCGCTGTGTCGAGCGTGTCACGATATGTACCACCGCAACAAGGGCGAATTTCGCGCTCTTTACGGGCGTGATTACACCTACATTCCGACGACGCGGGCGACACTTCTGCCCTTAGAAATAGGGTTTTAGCGATGTTTTGGGGTTGGAAAACCGGCGCGATATGTGCTAAGAATAGAAACGGGCCAGACGTCGCTTCCAACGAACGTCCAGCCCTTGAACATAATCACCTAGTAAGGAGGTGTTAGAATGTCCCGTTGGGATCAATATACGGACTCCGAGTCCGATTTCAAGACAGAACAATCTGCGAACGGTGGTTTCTACTGATGCCTCCACACGTTCCATATTTCCGGTTCTATCCGGCTGACTTCGCAAACGGCGTCCGAGGCCTTACGGCCCAAGATGTCGGCGTTTACACGATGCTCCTTTGCCTCATGTACGAGGAAAGCGGACCGATCAAGGCCAACATGCTGCGGCTGTCCACCTACTGCGGTGTGCGGGGCAAGGCGTTCGAAAAGGTGTTCCAAAAACTGGTTGATCTGGACAAAATTCAGGTGGCGGACGGCATGGTCAGCAATCGCAGAGCCATGATTGAAATTCAAAACCGTGCGGACGATCTGAAAAACAAATCAAAAGCTGGGAACGCTAGCGCGAAAAAACGCAAGGAAAACAACGCCAGCGCCCCAACAGATGATGAACGGACGCCCAACCATACAGATACAGATACAGATACAGATAATATAGATGGTGGTGATAGCGCGGGGCTGGAATTCCGAGAAAAGGTTCTGATTGCTGCAGGACATGACGCTTCCGGCGTCACGGCTAATGGCAAGATTGTCGGCAACGCTGCAGACTTCCAAGCCTTTTCCAAAGCCCTTTCTGACCTGAAATTGGACGAGACCACCGCGATCAGTTTGGTCAAGGAGACCGCCAATCGGAAAACCGATGGCGCAGCGTCCAGCCTGAAATATTTCATTCCAGCCCTGCAGCGGTTCGCCGGTGAGCGTGATGCGCCAGCCGTCCAGCCGGTATCGGGTTCTCCCAAGCAATCCACGGGCTACGCAATGCCCAAAGTCGATTTTGATAGAATTTACGCCACCAATCCGGAGTTGAAGCAATGAGCGCACGTAACGAAGCACTTTACGAAGAATTCACCCGCTGGCTTGGCCGCTATAGCCCGCGCCGCACCCTGCAGCAAAACGAGCAAGCCCTTGGCGATGAAATCAACGCCCTGATGCGCATGGTTCTCAAAATGGCCCCTAGCTCGGACTACCTGCGGTGGCTGGAAAAGGTCACGACCAACCTTGATTTTCAGATGAAAACCTCAGCCTGGCCGACCGTTGCCGAAGTTGGCGCGGCCTGCAGCAACATGAACAAGCACGAGGCTTTGAATAACCCTAAGCGGGCATCCCAGTTTGTTCCAAAGACCCCCATGCAAATCGCGGCCAAGCGGATGAATGAGGGCGATGCTGTTGGCGATGAATGGCTCTACGGGCGAAGCGCGGTTGAGTTGATTGAGGCGTGTTTGGTCCCTGCAGATACGATGCGGAAATACCGGTCGGCTTTGTATTTCGCTGCCAAGGACGTTTGGGGCGAGGACATCGCCAAGCGCCGTGAAGCCGAGTGGATAGCCAAACATGAAAGCGCAGAGGACCAACACCGCAAGGTTATGGCTCTGCCGGAAGGCGAGCCGTTCAAGCGGATGCCGACCAGCCCCGATGATCAATGGGCAGCCGAATGACCCGCCACCCCCAACCCACAGGAGAAAGACACATGAACGATATGACCCAACCCGAAGCCGACGCACACGCAGAAGGCGTCTACCGCGCCGTAGCGGGGGAGCTGCGCCAGTTTGTCGAGCGCGTGGAGCGATTGAATGCCGAAAAGGCCGACATTGCGGAACAGACAAAAGAGGTTTTCGCAGAGGCCAAGGCGCGGGGCTATCACCCTGCCGTGATGCGCAAGGTTATCGCCCGCCGGAAGCTGGAAGCCGCTGAACGCGCCGAAATGGACGCGGTGACGGAAATGTACGAGCAAGCCTTGGAGGGCAAATAATATGAAAAGCATCACAATCGCGGGGAACTGCACAAGGGACGCAGAACTGCGCACGACGCAATCAGGGCAGAATGTTGCGGGCTTCTCAATCGCGGTCAACGGGTTCTCTAAGGGGGCCAAGACCGTTGATTATTTCGATGTGTCTGTGTGGGGAAAGCGCGGCGAAAGCGTGATCCAGTTTGCCAAGAAGGGCGCGAAGATGTGCGTCACCGGCAATTTCTACACCGACGAGTACAACGGGAAAACGAAGCTGTGCATTGACGCATCCGACTTCACCCCGATGGGCGGCGGTTCCGAGGGCGGTTCTCAGCAATCCGGCGGCGGCTATGACAGCGGGTCCGGCGGATACGATGGCGGGTCGCGTGACCTAGACGATTCTATACCGTTTTGATGGAGGCTGACATGATTTTCCCCAAGCCAACCCCGCCCGCCGCGCCGCTGTACGAAACTTGGTACGAAATGAAGGTGCGTTTCATCCGCGAGAGAAACGAGGCTGTTCAGAGGTGCATCGACTGGGGCTTGTCGCAAGGCGGCGCAGCTAAGTTTCTGGGCATCCCCAAGGGAACGCTTCGGTCACACATGCATATTCACGGCATCAAGTGGCCAGACCGGAGGGCCACGCAATGACAGCCCTACAAGACAACGCGCTTTCCCAAGCGGAGCGCAACAGCCACGAGTTCCAAGCCAACAACATCCTAAACCAGATGGCGCACGGCGCGGGGCTAAACGAAATCACGGCGGGTTCACCGTATCCGCCAGAGGTCATCGCCATTGTTCAGCGGCGCATTGACGAGGCGCAAGAGGCGAGAGTCAGGGCCATGCCCGACGCAGTGAAGGAGACG